ACACTTTCCGGCTCTTTCGAGTCTGTCTGCGTTTTGTTTAAAAAAGTTTTAGCGATATCCTGTTTTTTACCTTCTAATGATACCATCACTTTTTGCTGAAGTACATCACCTATTGCCGATTTTACTCCTGCTGCATCACCTTTAACGGATAATCCTATAATATCACCAACTGTAGTTTCATTAGACATAAAATTTCCTCTATTGTTCTATTATATTTATACTATTTATAAATTTTATCCAGATATAATCTTTAAATCTGGCTTATTTGCTGCAGGATCAAATTCCCATTGTTGATCTTCAGCTTCACCTTCACCACCAGCTTCTTCTTTTTCTTTGGCAATTTGTTCTTTCATATCATCTATTTCCTCTTGAGTCAACTTAAGAACATGTTTATTAACATACTCTTGTGAGAAATATTTACCAACAACTTCATCTCTATATCCCATATCATTTACTAACATTCCCAAACGTTCTCTCATCATTTGAGCATTTTGTAATTCCGCGAAATGTGAATCAGTTTGCCATTCATAAATAAGTTGATCTTTTACTAGTTTCCAATCTTGAGATGAAACAATTCCTTTAAGTAATAGTTGTTTCTCTATGAGATCATTGAATAAATGATTAAATCTTGCTCGTAATCTCTCGATAAAACGTGTAAATTTTACTTCATCTCTTGAGATTTCTTCTGCTCTACCAAGTATGAAACCAGAATCTTGTTCTAATCTAGAAGGGGGAACATTAAGTGCTTTGTATAATTTTGTTTTGAAGTATTCAACATCAGCTAACTCACCAAGATTCTCCCCTCCTGGCAAAGTTGAAATTTCTGTACCTCTACCACCTTCTCTTCGTGGAAGCCAGTAATCCTCTAACATACTCATGTGCTTACGTTCATCCTTGATTTCGCCAGAATTAGAATCATATACAAGTTTGTTCTTGTATTTGTTCATAATGTCACGTAGATACTGTTCTGCTTTGATCTTAGGTAAGTTACCAACATCAATGTAGAATATTCTACGTTCTGGAGCACGTGAAATACGATAGATGACAACTGCATCTTCGATCATTCGTAACTGATTGAGTGGTTTGATTGCTTTGTGTAGATTACTTAAAACTAATTTTCTATCTGGATCTAATACACCTGAATGACAATATGAAATGGAATCTCCTGCAATTTGAACTGTAGTACCACCTGCAGTTTGTGAAATTCCCCTTTCATTGAACATAAAATATTCTTGAAAACCAGAAGTATCAAGTTCTGCACCATTGGGTCCTTGAACCACTTTTGGTTGACGAACTTTTTTAATTTTTAGGGGATCTATTGGGCGTAGTTCTAATATACCACGTTTGGGATTTTTCTCATCAATAATAACATGAAAATATAATCTACCATCAACATACCATTTACGAAATAGTTCGTACCCCACTCTTCGAAAATCTAGCAAACGTATTAGTTCCGCAAATTCGTCTTTTATTGCTTCTTTAATTGTATCTGATAAATTTGATTTCTCTAGGCTGATACTGACAGGAGATTCTTCCCTATTCGTAACAATGGCCTCATTAATAACATCATCAATTGCTTGGTCACACTCAGGATATGTTGCCATTTCCCGATATTTTCTAATTAATTCTAATTCATTTTTGGCATAACCCTCAAGATCTACATACGTTCCGTATGCTCCGCCTGAAGGACCAACCTCAAGTGCACCATCTTCTGGTTCAGGAAGTGCAAAAGATTTTTTACTCTTTTGATCTTTGTCAACTCTTCCTATAGAAAAACCGAATAATTCAACTGCCATACATCTTTCCTAATAGGTAAAATGGGAGCGGATTACCACTCCCATGTAAAACGTTTTTTTCATACTTAAATATATATTAATTAAATCCAGCGCCACTTTGACTTGATTTCCAATAGCTATACTCCCATGTTACATCATAGGTTTGGATATCATTAGTATCCCACGATAAAGTTATTTCTCCAGTAGTTGATGGCCATACATCAATAAATTCATAAGATTTAGTGTAAGATCCACCATCTTTGGCGACTTGTTTAACTTTCATCGATCCAGTATAACTGTTAATAGCGGCAAAACCAGCTTCTCTCACATTTGATTTGTGAGAATTGATTCTCTCCATCCAACTTTCTATATGATTTCTAATTTCCATATTTTCATCATTATAGATAGAAGTTGTTAATTGCTGGGCAGCTCTATTACCGGGAATATTTATTGATCTTCCCATATAGGTAACAGTAGCGGCTTCTATAGTTGAAGCTGGGAAATTTACTCCTTTACATAAAAATTTAAAAGAGCCTATTCCTGTAGTAGCTACATTTCCTTTACTTCCACTAAGTTCACATTCAAATAAACTTGCTAATGCTCCACCTTTAGTTAGGTTAGAGGTAAATGTGTCAATACTAAAATCTGGCATGTTTTCTCCATATCCGATGATTAGATTGAGATGATGGGGAAGTCTTTTTTATAAGTACCCTCTTCAGGAATCATCGTCTTCCCCCATCTGTATATTATTATTTATATGACTTTATTATCGATTATCTTGCACCGATAATTTCTTCGAATTCAACTCCGGTTCTAACTGCAACAAATTGTAATTGTATGAAGTTAATGGAACGTGATGGTTTCACGTAAATATCTCCACGAAATTCGTTTCGATCTACCACATCTCCAGTATTATTACTGTCATCACAGATAACTGCAAAGTCTTGAATTCCACCTCTACCTTGAACATCTCTCAAGAATGGCTCAACTGTTGCCACGAATCTACTTCGTGAGAATGCATCGTTGAATTCAAACAAGAAAGATTTGGCCATACTAGCAATTGATTTTTCTAAAAGAATAAACAATCGTCTTACGTTGATACGATCAAACGCAGAAGGTTTTGCTAATAGAGTTTTATCTCCAAAAAGAAGTATTCCACTTCCTGGCATTGCTGTAACAGGATTAACTCCATTCTTATAAAGTTCATCCCTTTGTGTTTTATTTGGATTATAAGGAAGTTTAATGCAATTTCTGATATTACCACGATCTAATCCAGCCGGTGACCAGAAAGGATCTCTTGATTCATCAGTAAATGCACAACATCCTGCGATATCACCATTTAATGGAATATATCGATAGACATCATTGTACTTATCGTACATATACTTCCACCCAGAATCCAAAACAGCATAAGAAGAACTGGGCATAGAATTTCTATGACCCACTACATCTGTAGTTTCACTTCCTGCGTTATTTACAACATGTGCTTGAAGTGGTGAAATAAAAGCTACACAATCTTTACGATATTCTGCAATGTTATTAATTGCGTGTATCTGAGTAGCAGCGTCTGCATCAGCAGTCATTAGAAGTGTTACATCAATTTCTTCAGTATTTTTGAATTTATCTAAACCTGTTTGAATATTACCGGCTGTCGAGGCTGAACCTGCGGCACCACCTGTCATACTTCCAGATACGATAATTCCTTTACCATTGAATGTTCCACTTGCTGCTCCACCCCATGCGGTTGTTGAAAGAGCGGCATCTACATCACCATCTGCATGATGATCCATCCATCGAATATACTTTGATCCTCTATTAACAAGGTCTTTGTAGTAAATACTTTGACCATCTTCACCTTTAGCTCCACCGGCAACTGATCCAGAATAAGTTTCTAGTACAGTATTATTTGCTCCCGCAAATTCTCCATCTTCGTCTACAACGACAACATGAATTTCATCTTGAGCTCCACTATTTCTTGCACAATGTGCTGAAGTAACTGGTTCACCATCAAATGAATCTGCATATTCCCATCTTCGTGACCAAGTGTTAGCCGAAGCGGCTGAAACAAAAGGTTCTGAAACTGTTAATACTGTATTACTTGTAATTGAAGAAACTTTTCGTTCTTCTTCAGTACCTACAAGTTTAATTAAATCACCTACAGTTACTTGAAGATCAAAAAATGTACTTGTTCCTGTAACAGTAACACCATTTGCACTTGCTGCACAAGTTCCAACCATTTGACCAACAGGTTCTTGGAATCCTGATCTCTTATGTCGAACCATTGATCCTGAACCAAGATCCGATCCGTGAGCACTACGTGCAACTACTGTTGTTGCATTTGTAATTGTTGCTATTACTAATACTTTAGTACCTAGTGTAATAGTATCTCCCACACTTAACTCTGTAGTAAATGCTGTACCTGAACCGGCAAGTGCACCACTTGATTCTGTCCATGCGGCTGTTCCTGTTAGAGCGGTATCTGTATTACTATTAAGTGTTCCATCACTATTTGTGTTTGCTTTAGTTGCGGCACACATGGAAACTCTTAAACTATTTCCAAGATCACCAACATATTTTGCTACAAACGGACCAAAGTCATCAGACTGTGTTCCACCCATATCTGGATCATAAGTATTTTCATAAGCTTCGTCATTTGCAATGTAAACAGTATTTGCTGCATCCATTGTAGCATTTTTTGCATCTGAGGTATTAGGTGTACGGACTACTTTAAGATTTCCCGAATATGCGAGATAACTTGCTGCAGTAAAAAATGTTTTATACGTAGCAGCGTCTGGTTTACCAAACGTACCCGACAATTCTGATTCATTTGATACTGTTGTTGCCCAATATGAAGGTCCCCACCTAAAAGGACCGGCGATTGCTCCCTCTGTCATAGAAATTTCAGGAACGACAGTCGTTAAATCTATTTCTTTGGTTACAACGCCCGGACTAATTGTAAAAGGCATCTTATCTCTCCTATATTAAATTGAAAGATTGGTTTCTTAAGGGTATTTTTACCATTGTACTGTTATTTATTATTTTGTAGTTCTCTAAAACCATAAATATTAAGAGTTCTCATAAATAATTCAAGGATTTAGATGGATAAGCTCACATTATTTAATACCAAAAAAATAAAAGACCGATTTCTTAAAAAGGTTGATCTATCAGAAACACATACTAAGTGTCACATCTGGCTTGCTTCAAAAAATAAAACAGGTCATGGTATGTTTTCTGTTATGGGGAAAACTATACCTGCTAGTAGATATTCTTTTATAATGTATAATGGTAATGTTGCAGACCATGAAGTAATAACACAAACTTGTTTTAATCCTTCTTGTGTAAATCCCGAACACCTTGAATTATCAGACAAAAGAAGATTAGGTAAAAGAATTTCTGTTAATCCAGCTCAATTAGAAACAGGTTCAATTAATTTCTTAGTAAGATTAAAGAAAGAAAGACCTGATTTAGTTGATAAAATTGAAGAGTTAATAAACGAAATTTATAATCCACCTACTGAAGTAAATTTTTCTGAGTTTGATCCATTCACTTATAAAGATTAGAATCAAATACTATATTAAATGATACACTAATCCTATCTTCTTGAGTATTATTCCTAGTAACATCATGCATAATCGGTGATCTAAAAATATACAAACTTCCTTCTTTATTGATTACATCAGCTGTTGGAGTAGTAAATGGTATATTATAACCTTGAGAATTGGGATAATTGTAATGATACATTGGATTATAGAGTCTCAATGTACCACAATCACCAGAAGGAATTTTAACATAATAAACACCACTCAACTGACTATCAGGGTGTGAATGCATAGAATTATAATCTCCTGGCCTATTTAAATTAGTCCAAAGAAATATCTTATAAGTGCTATATTTCATTCCAGCTTCAGTACTTAGTTCACCAACCGCCCATTCAATAAATCTTAAAAGGGATTTCATCACCGGATCATCAAACATATTTCCTTCGGAATGCCATCCCCCTTCATTAGAAGCATGTCTAGATTTTTCATTTTTGGATTTTTGATAAACCCGATTCTCTATACTAGTATTAACTTCTTTAGAATTATCTAAATCAAATCCCCATAGTGGAACAGGGAATAATTCACTTGTTGTTCTTTGTGTAAACATTAATAATAAACTCTTTGACTTTCATCATCAACTGTCCATACTGTACCTTTATCATCTTTAAAGGATTCTGGTTCTTGTCCATCATCTATAATACCAAATGGCAACATATCTTGTTCTAAAGTTTCCATTTGTTCTTCCCACATTTTCTTTCGTATATCCATATTTGTCATTTCTTTAAAATATCTTTGTTGTACTAACCACCCAAATATCACTAAGGTCATTGCAATATCATCGTGAGATCCTTCCTCTGCCTGATATGTGTTATTCTGTAGAGCAAAGGTTGTAAGTTCTTTAATTGTATTAAAGTCTGGAACAATTAATTGATCCTGTTCTATTAGATCTTTTAATGCCGCACATCCAATTCTCTTGATCTGTTTACTTGTTCTTAATCCTAATTGAATGTTCTTCGCAAATCCTCCACC